ATGGCATTTGATGCTTTTGAAAGAGAACGACAAAGACAATTAGGTATTGCTAGTGCTACACCTAGTTTAGTACAAACTGGAGCTCAATTAGAAAATATTGAAAGACAAAGAAACTTAGCACCCTTTGCTTCACTACAACAATACAGCAGTTTAGTAAATCCAATTGCTAGTGGTTTTCCAGTACAAACAGGCTCAACACAAACATCAGCTAATCCTATAACAACTGCTATGGGTGGTGCATTAATTGGATCAAAATTTGGTATGCCAGGTGCATTGATAGGTGGTGGTTTAGGATTTTTAGGGGGGTTATTATAATGGATAAATTTAAAAAAATAATTTTTGATATTGAAGTTGATATTGATAGAAGATCATCAAAATATATCATGTTATTATTTATTCTAAGTATTATTGGAATTATATTTTAATGGAAAAAAATTACGCAGTACAAGGTGGTGTAAAAAACTACTTAGGTAAAACAGAAGAAGTTACTGCACCTAAGTTTTGGAAATCATCACCAGACAGTCCAGATACAGAATTAGCATATATAACAGATGCTGAGAAAGGTTTATTGTTAGAAGCTAATTTACATGGCTCTCTATTAAACAATGAGCCTAATATTGGTGCATCTGGATTATTAAGTTTTGATGGTTTTGGATCAAGAGATCCTGGTCAAAATAGAGCTGGTGGTGATGTATCAAGAGATATGGATAGAGGTAGAGATGATAGTGGTTCACAATCAAGTGGTGGTGGATCAACTTCTGCTTTTCAAGGTAATCAAAGCACTCAATACAATACAGCAATGTCTGAAGCTAAAGAGCAAAGAGTTGAAGCTAAAAATGTATTAGATTTAGTAGAGCAAGGTGTAAATATAAATGATGCTTTAACTGGTAAAACTTCTTTAGAAAGAATTACAAGTTCACCTTTTTTTACACTTAATACATTAAGTGAAATTGTATCTCCTTTTGCAAATGCTGCTAATAAAAAAAGAAGAACCAATTTTTTAAATGGTACTGATAAATTTGGTATGCCTTTATCTAGAGATTTTTACATAACTTATGGAAAAGCATTTGATCCTAATGCAACTATTGTACCAGGATCTGATGAATTTAATTTTTTAACAGATGCTGGTTATTTTGACACTACTGATACAGGTAATAATAACGATGGTGGTGATGGTCAAAACAACAATGTAATTTTATTTGATAATCCAGAAGATATTAGAACTATTGAAACAAATGAAAACTCAATGGTTAATGAGTATTTTTCTAATACATCTAATAATCTAGGAATATCAAATGATTTTTTAAATACATACAATGCAGCGAAAGAAAAATTAGCTAAAACATTAAACATGACAACTAACGCAAATCAGTTTGGTTATAATGCTAATATGTCAGCAAGTAATATTTATTATAACTACTTAAAAGAACAAGGACTAATCTAATGGCAGAATCACCCTTTAAAGGTTTATTATACTCACCAGAAGTTTTAGGTGGTATTGGTTTATTAACTGCTGGACTATCAGGTCAAAATCCTGGTGCAGCTCTACCAAATTTAATTCAAGGTATGAAAACAGCATCTATGTTTTCTGCTATGGAACAAGAAGAAGAAAAAAAGAAATTAATAAAAGAATATGCTAATAAAGTACCAGAAGAAGATAAAGCATTGTTTAAAGCTTTTCCTTTAGAGTATTTAAAGAAAAACGAATTTGCTACACCTAAAACTGCTAAGTTTACAACATTTATAAATGAAGATGGTGATAAACAAACATTAAATATTTCTACAAAAGATGGTTTAGCTAAAGCTACTGAATTGACAGAAAAAGGTTACGATATTGTATCACAAAGTATAGCTGGTAAAAATGTGTCTGATTTGTCAAAAAAATCAATAGGTAAAACAGAAGAAACTATTATCGGTGGTAATGAATTATTAGCTAATCTTGAAAATCAAAAACTTTTATTTAAAGATGAATTTTTAGATTATAAAGGAGAAGTAAAATATAAACTTTTACTTAAAAAAGATAAAGCTTCTGGATTTACTGGAGTTCCATTAACCAATGAGGAAAGACAATATGTAAATTCTTATTCTGCTTGGCAACAAACGAACTTGCAATATTTTAATCAATACAGAAAAATAATTACTGGTGTTGCTGCTGGTGAAAAAGAGATTGGTTGGTTACAAGAATCTATTCCAAGTGAAAAAGATACACCTAATACTTATAGAGCAAAACTAGACAATCAAATAAAAATTCAAAAAGCATTAATTGAAAATGCAGAAAAATTTAGATCAACCAAAGGAAAAATTTACAATGAGAATGGTGAGTATTCTAAAGAATATTTAAATTATTTAAAAGGCAAAGTAAAACCAAATGGTGAATATTTAGAATCAAGAATTAAAGCTTATGTAATAGATAATGGTTATGATGAAGAAACAATTTTTGGATTATTAGATAGTGAATTTAAAGGAACAAATTGGAGAGAGATATTAGAAGTTTATCTTTCAGCTAAAGGAGGTTCATTATAATGTCTGATGTAATTAGTAATTTTATACAAAAAATTGATGTAGATGAAGAATTAAAAAAAATAGAAAACGAAAAAATTTTAAACATTAAGAAAAATGAAGAAAAAATTTTAACAGAGGGTGATCTTACTGGTTTACAAACAGCAGAAGATGTTGCTGTATCTGGAGCTGTGGGTGCTGCTAAAGGTATTACTTATGTTATTGATTTACCATTTTATTTAGTACAAGCATTAGATGCAGGTAGTGAATTTGTTTTTGATAAAGCTGCTGAAGCTATTGGCTTTTCAAATGATGAAGCTAATGAAATGAAATCTGATGTGGATATTGCAATAGAAAAAGCTGAAAAGTTTTTACCTGGCGAATATATTAGAGATAATTTTTTAACTTATAAAAGTAAATCAGATTTAGGTAAGTATGCTATGACTATGGGTGAGTATGCTGCACCTGGTAGTATTTTTGGTAAAACTACTAAAGCAAAAGCTTTGTTTACAGGTACTGGTGCTGTTAGTGGTGCTGCTGATCAATTAGTTACTAACAATTCAAATGAAATGGCAGGTACTGCTGTTGGTGTTGGTACTAACATTATGATGGACTTGTATGCACTTAAAAAAGGTAATCTTGCTGTTTTAACTAAAGATATGCTACCAACTAAATCAGTTATAGAAAAAGCCAAAAAAATAGAAAAAGATGTAAAAAAAATAGATAAAGATTTTAAATTATCTGGTGCTGAAGTTACAGGATCTAATTCAGTAAAAAACATAGAAACTAATATTCAATCTACCATAATAGGTACAAAAATTATGGATAAATTTTGGACTGAACGACCAGAAAAATTAAAAAGATTTATTGAAAAATGGGGTCAGCAAAATGGTATTGTTATTACAAATAGACGATTTGTTTCTGATAAAGAATATTACACACAATTAAAAAAAGCTGCTGTTGCATTGCAATCACAAAGAAGTACAGCTTGGGTAAGAGCAGGTGGTGGTAAACTTGAAAAATTTTTTTACGACTCTCAAAAAGTAGATAACCTTGTTATACAATGGAAAAATTTAGCTAAAAATTTAGAACCATCTGATGCAAAAACTATTTTACAATTTGCTAAAAAATTACAACAAACTAAAGGCAATGGTCAATCAATGCATGAAGTTTACAGAGGTATAAGAGAAATTTTTTATGGAACAGTTAATCAAGGTGTAAAAGCTTCTGATCTTGTAGCAGTTAAAAAATATAAATTTATGGCAGATAGTTTAAATACTCTTATGAGTACAAACAAAGATTATGTTAAAGCTCAAAAAGCATATATTAAATATAATGATGAGTATGTAAAACCTATTACAAAAGGATCTGTAACAGAATTATTTAAAAGTTTAGAAAAAGCTAAAAATGCAGAAGATGTAAATAAAATTGGTACAATGTGGAAGTTCTTAGAAACTAAAGCAGTACCATCAGATATAATTGCTATGGCTAAATCTTTAAACAAAAGTGGTGTACCTAATGCTTGGGAAAATGTTGTAAGTGGTTATATTAACAATGCTTTTATAAAATCACAATCTAAACATATAGATAAAGGTTTAAGTCAAGGTATTATATTCCATGATGCTATAATGAAAGATCCTAAACAAAAGGCTAACTTAACACAAATGTTGTTTGAATTAGCTAAGCAAACAGACTCAAATGTTAAATTAACAGATGTTAAAAAAGCAGTAGAATCTTTTGCAAATATATTAAAAGCAACTGGACAAGGTGGTAAAATAGGATCACCGACTGCAAGTAATTTATTATTTAAAGAACAAACAAGCAAAAACAAAGTTGATTTTATTGCAAGAGGAATACCAATAAAAGATGGTTTTGTTAATTGGTATAACGATAAAACTTTTTCTAAAAATTCAGAAATTATTGCTAAAGCATTAACAAGCGACAAAGGTATTCAAGCTTTTATAGATTTAACACAAGATTGGAAAGATTATAATACAGCACTAGCATTGTTAAGAGCTGTAACAGTTGGTGCAGGACAAACAGATTAATGGCTACTCAATCACAAAAAAATTCTGAACAAATTATAAAATTACAAGGTGAAATCAAATTAATACACAACAAGATTTCAGTTATAAAGGATAATCATTTATCTCACTTAGATACTAAGGTGACAAATGTTTATAAACTTTTATGGGCAGTCGGTCTAGTAAGTCTAAGCTCCTTGATAAGCCTAATAGTAAACCTACTAAGCTAAGCACAAATATCAAAGGCACAATTGCAGAGTATCAAGAGATTGTAAATCTAAGTAGGAAAGGATTATGGGTAGCTAAAGCTTGTGATCCACAATGTCCATTTGATTTAGTAACTGTTTCACCTGATGGTAAAATACAATTAATTGATGTTAAAACAAATACATACAGAAAAAAAAATTATGTATGTAAAAAAGGATATGAAAGAAAGACTATAGGAAACGCAATTAGTAGAACACCAACTCAAAAACAAAAAAAATTAAATATAAAATTTTTAATGGTAGATCATTCAAATGACTAGGGAGCTTATTTATGAATTACTATTTTACAGGTATTTTAATAATCATGCTTGTTTTATTAACAATATTTGGCAACCCAAGTAACTATTGATGAAAAATATAAAACTATCTGAGAACACAGGAATCCAATTACCAGCTAAGAACCTTTTAATGATCGTAGCTGGTGCAGTTGTTGCAACGATTAGTTTTTTTGAATTAGAAAATCGTATTGGTTCACTTGAAACAAGTAGAGAATTATTTGAAGCTGATCTGTTAAAAAAAAGTCAGCAGTTACCAACTGACCAAGAACAATTTATGTTGCTAGAACACATAGCATCACAAGTAGAAAATATTCAAAAAGAAATGGAAACAATGAGAAACAACAATGTCAATATAAATTATGCAATGAAAGACATTGAAAAAATTAAAGAAAGTTTAGAAGATTTAAAAGATAAAGTTAGAGCTAATGGGAGTCATTAATGGAACAAGTAGTTATAGCTTTACTTTTACTGGTCAACAACGAAATCAAAGAAGCAAGATTGCAACCTAATTTAAGCACTTGCCTTTCTGGAAAAAGAGAAGCTACAAGACAAGTATCTGATAACATTGAATACAGATGTATTAAAACAAAAGCAGAATTAGAAAAAAATATAGATGGCTCATTCTCAATTAAGAAATTGATTGTAGAATGATAGATAGAATTTTATTAGCATTTTTTGGTTGGATAGATAAGTTAAATGAAAAACTAAACGATGTATTAACATTTGATTTTCCTAAACCAAAGAAAAGAACACACAAAAAAAAATGTAAGAGTTGCCATTGTAATTGTCATTGCAAGGCAGAGTTTCACCTACATCATTGGGATGGTGATGTATGTACTTGTGAGGATTGTATATGTACGAAGAAGTCAAAGAAGAAATAAAAGCCTGTGAGGGTTATGTAAATAAAATTTATAAATGTAGTGAGGGATTTGATACTATCTTTTATGGTCATAAGATTACACCTGATGACGATTATGAACATGGTATTGAATATACTAAACAAGAGGGTGAGCTTGTATTTGAAAGAGATTTCCAAACAACATTAAGTGCAGCAGAAAGATTGATAGGGGATAGACCAATTAATAATACAGCTAAAGAAGTTATTATTAATATGGTTTACCAAATCGGTGAGGGTGGAGTTAGTAAGTTTAAAAAATTTTGGAAAGCACTAGACACAGAAGATTATGGTGAAGCTAGTTTCCAAATGCTTGATAGTTTGTGGGCAAAGCAGACTCCTAATAGAGCAAATAAACTTGCT